TCAAACGACCTGAGCAGTTACCACCACTCCGCCGATGGCCATCAAGAACGCTATCCAGAGTTCAAAAAACCAAATCGCTGCGTGGAACCGGAACATGTCAACCTTGTTAACCGCTGGGTCGAAAGCGAGATAGCCAGCATCGATTAGCGGTTGGCATTGATGTTGCAACTGGAGGCGCGTTCGTTGGTCCAGGCTCTGGCCGATACGCTGGGGGATCAGGGAGCAGATCCCTTCGGAAACAGCCAGTGGCACGACAGCCAAGTAACCCATTCCAGGAGCCGCGCAGGTGTAGTAGTGGCCATGGTAAAGGACCTTGTCGATCGTGGTCCAGTGGCAGGTGTCAATCGTATTACGCCGTTCATAGAGGAGAGCCCGGGCGTGAGCCATGACGCGGGCGCCCTGAGTGCGGCCTGGACCAAAGCTCAGAAAAAAGACGAACAGAAGGAGAAGGAGACTGAAGACACGGACTTCCTGCCTGCTGCGGAGGACTCGTGCCAACGCAGTTCTGCGGGCTGGCGGTGCGGGTGTCGTTTCCCAGGGCTCGGGTTCGGATTTATGGTTCATGATCGCTTTTCGCGGTGCGGCCTGCGACGAGCTGTTGCTGCGCTAGGGTAGTTCTACCGGAGGGGGCCGCATGGAGCAAGCCTGGAAAGAGTTACATCCAGGCATCCCAGCGCGCATGCATGAAGGGCTTTTAGAAGGAAGGACGTTTTGATGTAACAAAGCGCACGGCCCTGGAGAGGTTGTCTTCTACAATAAAGGTTTGAAAATCGGTGGTGGATTTGTGTTGAGGCTCGCACTGACGACTGAGCCATTCTACCGGCGAGCTGTTGGTCAGGTGCCGGAACACGCCCAGAATCCAAAGCCCACTGGGGCAGCGCACGCGGCAATGGTCGTCGTTGAGCGAGACGTCCAGTCGCTGGTGAAGGCCGTTTCCGATCCCCCAGGCTTGGCGGTTGGCTTGCAACCATTGCGAGACGTTGAGTTGCTCAGGCGTCAGGCTGGTAATGAGGGCCCCCATTTCGTTTTTAAGTCCGGCATGCTGGCGGACCAGCAAGGCGGCCTCGGCGGCGAAAGGAAAGACGATGTCTTCGGCGGCTAAGGGACGCGCCTCAAGGGTTGGACTCTCCAGGCAGCCTTTGTCGAGACCGGGTCGGTCATAACTATTGACACAATGCCTAAGCGATATGGGGCCGTGCAGCGGTGTCCCGCGCAGCCGACTCGCCGGTCGGAGAGAAAAATGGAAAACTTTGAATTACTATGTTCCGCGCAACGGCTTCGGGTGGGATCCTGGACGCACGTCTCCGATTGTTTGGTGGGGAAGCAGAACGAGGATGAGAAGTGTCAATAGTTATGACCGACCCGTTTTCGTGCTGCCCAGGCTCAAGGACCATAGACGAGACATGACACACAAGGGGTCGCCAATCCTGCTCCTGCGGCAACTCAGCAATGACAAAAGTTCAACGACCCCTTCTTCTTGGGAGATCGCCTGGCCAGGCATCCTCGTACCGTCTGCCCTACTGCCTGCTGGGATACGCGCAGCTTCTCCGCGGGCTAGCGGGCCAGATCCTCCTGAGGAAGTGCCTGGACGGCACCTCAACGGTGTAGTAGCACACTGTGGCCACCAGCAGCGTGCAGCCAACGTAGCCAAAAACGAGCAGCGCAAGCTTGAGGCCAGGCCACGAGCCGGGGCGGACGTGACAGCACTTGTTGACCGCATGCAGGCAGAACATGTGTACCATGTATATCGAGTAAGAAACGCGGCCCAGAAACAGCATGACGCGCGTCGATAGAAACTGGGGGGCTGCGCCGCGCCCGTAGGCGGCTCCAAGCAATATGACCGCCATTAGCGGCGTGACCCAGAAGCCCCACACACCCAGCCTCATCGTACCCACGACGCCCGCGGCCAAGCCGACCACGGCTAGCGGCATGATCCAGGACCAGTTCCAGCCTGCGTAGGCGCGGCGGGAGTACAGGTTAAAGAGACAGGCCCCGGCGACGAACTCGGCAACGATGCGCGGGATGCCGAAGTTGATGGGGTTGTCCCAGGGCAGGCACTGGCAAAGCCAGGACATCCCCAGGAGCACCGCAACCAGCGCCAAGGTGCATGGTAGCGTCCTCAATCGGTAAACCGGCGTCAGACAGAGTAGCGGAAAAGCTAGATATGCCAGCCACTCACAACTGATCGACCATGCGACCCCGTTCCACGAGGCGCGCGTGGGGAGAGTCCAGCCGTGCACCATGAGCAGGTTCGCTAGGAAGAAGCCGCTGGTGTACTTGTCTGGCGAGTCCATTTGGAGGCGCAAGAGCGTGCTTGCACCCACCACGCCCAGGTAGAGCAGCAGCAGCACGAAGTGGACTGGATAGAGGCGCGCGAAGCGCAGCCATAGGAACTGCAACCATGCCGTAGCGCTCACTCGGTCGAAGCGGTCCGCGTAGTTGTAGGAGATGATCATCCCGCTCAGGAGGAAAAAGAGATCAACACCGAGGGGCCCCTGGGTTGACAAAGCCCGCAGCACGAAGGACGGAATCCCGGGCACGATCCCCAGCAACTGGAAGGAGACATGCCCCAACAGCACCGACGCCGCAGCAACTCCGCGAATCCCCGTCAATGGCAGTATTTCCGGGCGCGAGAGGCGCTGCGCGGCCCTCGCGACGGGTGCGATCTCTGTGCCCTGGGCATCAACCATTTCGCCCCCCGTTGGGGCGCCGCCGGCACCGCGGCTTGGGCAGCGCGAAGACACGGACTTCCTGTCTGCTGCGGAAGACTCGCGCCAAAGCAGTTCTGCGGGCTGGCGGCGCGGGTGTCGTTTCCCAAGGCTCGGGTTCGGATGTTCGGTTCATGATCGCTTTTCGCGGTGCGGCCTGCGACGAGCTGTTGCTGCGCTATTGTGGTTCTACCGGAGGGGGCCGCAGAGAGCAAGCCTGGAAAGCGGTACATCCGGCTATCCATCAATCGCTCAATCAAATCCGCACGCAAGGCGGAGAACCCGAGGGGCGCATAAGACGAGACATCTATTACCACGAACCCCAAATACGCGAAAGGCAGCCTCTTTTTCGTGTTTCGTGGTCCTCTCCTCATATCTTGCGTGCGGTTCCGGGGCGTTCCACGCCTCTTACCGGCCGCTTGCACCCCTGCGCGGGGTTCATAAAGGTTCATAAGGGTTCATAAGGGTTCATAAGGGTTCATAAGGGTTCATAATGGTTCAAAAAGGTGCAAAATGCGGAAGTTGCAACCCGGCCCCGGCGTGATGCATAAGAGGGACAGTGAAACGCGCACTGTCAAAAATGCTCGAAAGACTGGTCGACCGGCTGGAGCCGGCCTACGTCGCGGCGCGCAAGTCGCTGGAGCATCGCTACAGCGAAGTGGTCGCTGAAAATAGCGCGTTGCGCAAGCGAGCGGTTGCCGCCGAAGAGGAGTCGCGCATCCGGATGGAGCCGCCCCATTTGTGGGCCGGCTCTCTCTGGACCGCCGAGAATGCGGCAAGTCTGCGCGCGTTCCTGGCGTCCGATGATGGAGTGGCGCTGAGCAAAAGGCTCCAGTCCATGGTGGTGGCCGCCGCCGTCGCCGGGGCCAAAAACACGGCAAACACCATCCATGCCGCCGGCATGAGCGCGGGTTGGGACGAGGCGGTTCGCTATCTTCATTCACTTTCGCGCGTGTCCGGCGCACAGGACACAAAACAAACTGACGAGCGTCCGCGAGGCGAAACGGATCTGCTCGAACAATTATCGCCATAAAAACCATGAGCGTAGAAATCGATCCCAATATGCCCGGCCTCAATGAGGCCAGCCAGCAGCTTGATGCACTCATCGCCGCGGACGCGGCCCAGTCCCAGGGTGCTGATGGCCGTCCGCAAGGACCGGCCGGGCAGAGCGCGACACCCGAGCAACGCGCGGCTCAGGGAAACGTGACCGACGCTCAATCTCCCGTTTCTCAACAGAACGACACACCAGCGACGGCGGAAGGTGCTAGCGCACTGCCACCGGACGCAAAGCACAACGATAGTACCGAAGGAACAAAGACCGGGGAAATCCCCCTCACCCAACCCTCTCCCAAGGGGAGAGGGCAGCCGGCGAAGGACGCCGGCGCGCAGGCGGCCGACAAACCGGCAGCCGGTCAGGGGGCAGAGGGGGCCGAGGCCGGCCTCGAGGGCAAATCGCGCTACGCGAAGGCGCGGGAGCGCTTGGAGAAGACCTGGACGTCGGTCAACGCCCGCAAGGCGGAGCTCGACAGCCAGGCCGCGGCGCTGGATCAGCAGAGGGCCGAGGTCGTCCGCCAGCGGGCGGAACTCGACGCCATCAAGCGCCAGGCCGAGCAGCCGCAGCACGCGCCGGAGGATATTCTGCGCGCTTCTCAGCAGAAGCGGCGGGATGCCGACGCGCTGCGGATGCAGGCCAAGCGGGCTGAGGACGCCGGGAACCTCCAGGAACAAGCCCGGCTCACCAAGCTGGCCGATCGCGCCGAAATGACGGCCGACGACCTCGCGCAGTGGGCTGAGCAGGTTCGCAGGAATCCGCCCGCCGGATTCGCCGAGCGGGCCGCCCAGTTCGAGCAGCAGCGCAAGAGCTGGACCCTGGAAGCCGCCAAAGCGTTCCCTGACCTGGTCCAGCAGAATAGCCCGTTCCAACAGACGGTCGCTGGGCACTTGAACGCCCTGGCCAGGCAAGACCCCGCCCTGCTGGCCCATCCTTCGGTTATCTATCATGTGTGCAGGCTGACGGCCGCGGAGGCGGCTGCCAGGCAGCACCAGGCGCAGTCGCAAGCTGCCGCCGCTCGTGTGTCGTCACTGGAAAAGGAACTGGGAGAACTCAAGGCGAAGGTTAAGGAGTACGAGACCCTGACCGCGCCCGGCGGTTCTACCACGGTCGCCAAGCTCGGAGGGCCGAGCGCCGGCGATGAAGAGGCGGAACTGGAACGGATGGCGCGCGAAATGGTCATGCTCCGGTAAGCCTTCGCCATAGGCAACTATGGCAATGGTATCCCTTTCGAACCCTACCGACTTTGCGTCACGGGTTCAGACCTACTACAATCCAAAGCTTCTCGAAGCTCTCAAATACAACCTCCAATTGGCCCGGTTCGGCCTGCAAGGCAAATACCCGGCCGCGGGCGCCACGCCCACCATCCGGTTCTTCCGTCCACGCCTCGCCAACACCGTTGGCACCGGGCCGCTGACCGAGGGCACCGTTCCCACCAACTTGACGGAAGTCGCCGTGGGCTACGTGGACGTTCCGCTCACGCAGCGCGGCGCCCTGGCCAAGGTCACCGACATCGTCCTCGCGACTGACTTGCTCGACACGGTCAAGCTCTACACCCAGACCATGGGCGCCGACGCCGCGCTGGACCTGGACACGGTTACGCGCAACACGCTGGTGGCTGGGCTCAACAACTCGAACGCGACCTATACCGGTTACTTCGAGCGGTTCGCCGGCACGGCCAACACGGGCAACTCGGCTAACGACTTCGCCTCCATGTCGGCGCTCAGCTCCTCCTCGGCCAACATGACCCGCGCCGAAAACATCAAGTGCATCACGCAGTTGAAGTCCGCCAGGGTGCCCAAAATCGCCGGCAAGTACGTCTGCATCGTGCCGCCGGCAATCATCCATGACCTGCGCAAGGACACGACCCTGACGCTGGCGTTCCAATACCAGGGCGAGCCGCTCTATAAGGACCAGGTGGTGATGCTCGATGGCGTGGTGTTCATCGAGGCCACCAACCCGTTCCAGGAAACGGCCTACGGCACCTTTGCCGCCGGCGGCAAGGTGTTCACTTCGATCTATCTCGGCGATGCCGCCTTCGGCGTGCCCGGGCTGGACAACGCCAAGGCGGGCGGCTCGCCCTTCGCGCCGCAACTGATCATCATCAACAAGCCGGACCATTACAACCCGCTTGCCCAGTTCATCCAGATCGGCTGGAAGGCGTTTTACGGCGCCAAGCCCCTCATCACCAACGAGTCGTGGGAGTCGCCGCGGTTCGTGCTCTTCCGGTCGCAGACCACCTTCCAGTAACCCGCCGTGGCCCGGGGCGCTCGCCAAGGGCGCCCTGGGCCCGCTGAAAACCAAGTCTCAACAGGACCCGCCTTCGCCGAGCTGCGGCGGGCGGGGCGAACAGAGGAAATAGAGAAAGAATATGAAGAAACCAGGATTGGCAATTGTGATCGGAACGCCCGGTCGCGCTGACCAGGGAGCTTCCGCTCCATCGGCAAGGCGCTCGGAAGCCCTAAGCGCCGCGCAGACGGACTCGGTTCCGATTTCGGCCTTGCAGATGCCGGATGACCAGGAACAGATGCAGCCTCCCGAAGTCGGCGACGTCGTGAATTACCAGGTGGCCGGCAAGGTGCTCGCCATCAACGGCGACATGGCCCAGGTCCAGCGCACCAGCATCAACGGCCAGCCGGTGAGCTCGGATTCGTCGGACTCCGATGCGAACCCCGACAAGGATGGCGACGACAACAGCGGCGATGCCGATGAAAGGGCGCTCCAAACCGAGGCGCAGGGGTTGGACTCGTCGGGCCAGGTGTTCCAGTGAAACTCAGCGGTTCCGATCGGTCGGGACCGCCACTTTCGCTTGCGCGCGGTTGGTGGGGTGCGCGCGCCGGCCGCGGTTGAACGCGGAATCAAGAACGGATCTAGAGGCTATGCAAACACAAACGATTGGAAATGCGGCGCTCGCGGCGTCGCTGGTGGTATCAGCCCGCCCGGCAAAGCTGTGCGGGATCTATGGCGTCAATAACGGCGCCTCTCAGCAGTACATACAGATTCATGAGGCCCCAGCGCTGCCGGCCGACGGCGCCACGCCGCGCCTGTCGATTCCGGTTGGGGCGGGGCAGTTCTACTCGATTGAGTTCGAGGCGGGGATGGACTTGGACGCCGTGACGGTGTGCAACTCCAGCACCCTGGCCACCAAAACCATCGGCGCCAACAACTGCGCGTTCACAGCGCTCGTCGCGCTCTAGGAAACGTTAAAAGGTTGGAACGTTAGAACGTTAAAACGGGAACGGAAGGAAGCTTATGAGGATTCGGAACTGTTCGGCGGCGCTGGCGGGCCTGCCCGCCGTAGCTTTAGCGGAGGCGGGGCTGGCGCTTTGGTTCCTGGCCCTGGGAGCCCGCGCGGGCATTGTCGAGGGGCCGCCGGGGTCCTCCGGCCAGGTCAATTCCACCAATGCCACTTACCTCAACGGATTGCCGGCGTCCGCGTACGCGCAGACCAACGCCAGCGGGGTTTCCATGTCTGGAACCTTCTCCGGCAGCCTAGCGGGCAACGGGGCCGGGGTGAGCAATGTGGTTTTTACGAACCTGAGCTTTCCGCTCGGTGTGCCAAACACAAATCTGTTGATTCTGAGCGGCTTTACTAATGACCCCACTTCGGGTGGAGGCACCGGCGTGGTGTGGACCAATCTCGGGTGGTTGAATGGGGTCTGGAATTGGTCTGGCCGGGCCTATACCAACTCGACGAACGGGGTTTACCTGGATACCTCAATCACCAACATACTGGGCGTCCCGGCTTGGTTTTGCACCAACGCCGGCCACCAGGATGTGGGCACTCCTAACTGCGTGTTTAGCACCGCTTCCAGTGCTATTCCCCAAGGCGGCACTTTTCCGATCGGGCCGATGTCGGATGGCCAGGGCAACCCGATTACAGGATGGGTTGCTTATCCGACGAACTGGGTGACGACTAATTCGGCGTTGGTCATTCTCGACCCATGGTTGGCTCCGGACCTGGCAGTCATGACGAACCTGGCTGACCCGTGGGCAACAGGGCACAAACCGCAGCTCATGGTCTATGAGGATGACTTTGCGGCTGATCCTGATTGGGTGGCCAATATGGCGATGGTCAGCGGTCTGAGCACCATCGGCCAAGTAAGAGTGCTGGCAATCGTTAAGTGCGATCAGACCTTTGAGCCGACTTCGGGTGTGCAGGTCGGGGTCGAAGCCGAGGAAACCATTGGGGACTTCTACGGGCTCACATGCAGCTATGGCGAGACTACCAACGCTTACTTTGGCACATACCAGCATCAAAACATGCGGGTGTGGAGCAACTTTCCAGCAAGCACCCACTACACCAGCAACTCGCCCTCAGCAACACCGCTGTTGCGGCGTGTTTTGTCCGTGGCTCCCCCCAACTCCGTGTCTTATGTGATCACTGGGCCGCTAAACAATTACTCGGATCTTCTCGCAAGCCCGGCGGACGGCATATCCTCAATGACCGGGGCGCAACTTGTCTCCAATGCCGTCAGCCGGCTTGTTCTTATGGGCGGCAAGAGCCCCGGGGCAACAGGCATTGAGGCAAACATGTCGCAAGCCTCGCCGGAGGCATTGACGAACTTCGTCACCCTGCATCCTCAATCGGTTCCGGTTTATTGGTCCGGTGCTCAGGTTCAGCCGTCAACGCTTGCCAGTAATTGGTGGCCCTACTTCGGAACCGATAACCCAATATACTGGCAACTGACCAACGGCTTTTTTAACGTCAACAGCCAGGGAGCGTGGGATCAAGCGGCACTTCTTTTTGGGGCATACGGCCCGCAGTCTTGGGTTACAAACTACCTGGCTTGGGCTCCAGGCACTAACTGGATAACGCTTACCAATGGCGCGAACCAATGGACCTTTACGAACGGAGCGTTTGTACTCTCAGCCAATCAGTTTTCACTCTCGATGCGAACGGACCCGAGCACGTTGCTGGACCTCATTGAGACCATTCCGGCCGCAGTTCCTACGCGTCTGGCATGTCAGCCCTATGGACGGCGGTGGATGCCAGGCTCGGCTGGGCCGATTTATCCTCATCCCACGAACGGGCTTGTGACTTGGACGACGAACCAGGCCCCATGAACAACCCCCACGTCCTCACGTGGGCGACACCGAGCAAGGCAACGATCATCGTCTCTCTGGACTCTAGAACATGAAGCTCACGAAGCACTTTTTACAATGGGTGGCTGAGCTCTGCGCGAGGGTGCCGCAGCTCGGGCACTTCTTGCGCCTGTCACGAACGAAGGAGAACGGCAGCCAGCCGAGTGGCCCCAAGAAAGCGCCAAGGAGCGCGGCTTCCTGGGCAAGGCCGCGACGGCGGCCGATGAAGAATCCGATGAGGCCATTGATAGGCCAGGAAAGAATATATCCGAACGAAATTAACGTCCAGATGTGGTCTCGGGCCGCAGGTGTCATGGACGGGTTTTATCAAAGTGTCGCGGTGGCGGCAAGTCGACTTGGGTTATGAACGAAACCATCAAACACGGAACGGGGAGCAGTGGGTTTGACCAGGAAAAGCTTTTGCGGGATCTGCACCTGGCGGTGTGCGGGGACGAGGATCTCGGGGTCAAGGGGTTGGTCAAGGATGTCGCGGAGCTGAAGTCCTGGCGGCGGAAGTTTGACCTGCGCGCGGCTAAGGTGTCGGGGCTGGTCTGCGGGGTGTTTATTATCCTGGACCGGGCTTGGGAGTTTTTCAGCAGCAATTTCTCGAATCTGCATCCGAAGTGAACCGCTAATGGACGCTAATGCACGCCAATGGCGGCACGGAACACAAAAAAACTGAACACTCAAAATCATGAACTGGTTAAAGTCTCAACTCGCAAAGGTCATCGTTCGCCACACTCTCAACGCCCTGGGCGCGTGGCTGGTCACTAAGGGCATTTTGTCGGGGTCGGAGGTGTCGCAGGCGGCCGGCGCCATTGCGGTGCTGGCGGCCGTGGGGCACTCGCTGTGGGATAAGCGGGCGGTCATTAAGGCGGACCTGGCGGCAGTGTGGCCGGCGTCGGCAGCAGGACAATCCCCCTCACCCAACCCTCTCCGACCTGGCGGTCCGCCACCTGGAGAGGGTAACGGATGGGCGCCGGGGGCGGCAGGGAAGCCGGCGGGCGGGGTGGCATCAAATAGCCAATCGTCGATCGCCAATAGCCAAGGGCCCGGAAAGGTGGCTGCGGCGGTGCTGGTGATGGTCTGTCTGATTGCGTTCGGCGCCTCGGCGCAGACAAACACGGCGGGCACCAATAGCGCGGCGGCGCCGGCGGTCACGGCGACGAATACGCCGCTGTCCTGGGGGTTGGTCGGGCAAGCCATCTGGAATGCGGTGAAGACGGCTTCCAATTACAGTGTGTCGCCGTATGCCACTTACGCGGAGAATGCGCCGAAGGGGCACCAGCTCGGGGGCGGGGTGCTGTTTGTGTTCGATGTGTCCGACAACGTCGGCATCGGGATGGGGGTGGATTATCTCGGGTCCTTCAACATGGTGAACGGGAATGTCACCATCAAGCAGGCTTTGCGGCCGCTTACTTATTTGGGGATGACCAGCGCCTTCGCTTCGAACTTTACGGTCACGCCTTTTGGGATTGCCGGGGCGTGCTCGCCGATCTCTTCGGCGGGGAGCGCCAATGGGAGTGTCGGGGCGATCTACGGCGCCGGGTTCAATCTCGACCTGTGCCAGTTTGAGCTGGCAGGCACGACGCTCAAGCTGAGCACGGGTTACGCGAGGACGGAGTGGAGCGGGCTTGGGGCGTACTCGGGGTGGAGGGACTCTTTGTTCCTGGGGCTGAGGGCGGGGTTCTAATGACGTCCTGGCGGACGGGCAGCATTTCTCATTGGGTATTGAACATTGAGCATTGAGCATTTTGGAGGCTGCATGGGCAAGATGGCTGAGATTTTGGAGGCCGGCAGGGCGCCGGGGGTCAACACGAAGGCGGGGGATCCGTCGGACGCGGACCGGGCGGTGCCGCGGGCGCTGCGGGAGATGGAGCAGCAAATGGGGACGAGCCAGCTCGAGCGGAAGCTGGATATGAAGGCCAGCCGGCTGAGGAAGATCTGGCCGGAAGAGTGAACCGCTAATCGACGCTAATGAACGCTACTATGAATCTGACATCCAAGCTGGTTTGGCTGGGCGGGGGTCTCTGGCATCCCTCCGGGATGCGGGAAGCTTTCAAACGGGTTACCGGGGGTCTCCGCCAGGCTGCGACCCCCGGCTACCTTCTGCCAACCCTCCGGGTTGGTTCCGGGGCGCTGTTGCAAAATTGCAAGGTTTTCGCCGCAAATTTGCAACGGAGATCCAGCTACCTTCTGCCAACCCTCCGGGTTGGTCCGGCACTCTTGGCACTCTTGGTACCCTTGTCACTGACGGCGCTCGGGCCTGTGTCGGCGGCCGAGGTTGTGCGGAATGTCACGCTGACGGATGGGCAGCAGCTCTATGCTTCGGACCTGCACAGTTTGATCGACACGGCGACGATCGGGGTTGGCTTCTACCTGGACCAGGCGGCGGTGCCGTCGCTGAATGCGGGGTATTACTTCCTGGTGCTGGACCCGACGGGGACGCAGACGGTTTACCGGCGGATTGATTGTCAGACGGCCCTCTACGGGAATACCAATATTTTCATCAATGTGCCGCTCCGGACGCTGCCGCAGTATGGGTCGTTTCTGTTTTTTGACCCAACCAATGGGGTGCTGGGGAGGGTGCAGGGGTCGAACCTGGTGCAGTCGCTGGCGTCGAATATCCCTGTCAATAACCTGGCGTTTGCCACGACCAATAACGCGGGGGCCAGCAATGTGTATGTGCTGACGAACTGGGTGGGGCCGTTCTCGGGGGCCCAGACCAATAATCAGCCGATGTTGCTGGTGTGGGATACGAACGGGGTGCCGTGGCAGTTGCCGCTGTCGAATTTCGAGGCGGCGGCAGCCGTCGACCTGGGGACCAATCTGTCTTTGCCGTTCCAGTTTGCGGGGACGTTTCTGCCTTGGACGGTCTATGGCACTAACACGTGGACCAATGCCTGGGGGTATTACTCGAATTTTCCGATTGTGGGGCTGACGTTGACGAACGCGGCGAATCCGACCAACGCGGCGCCGACGCTCAATGACGGGGACACGGTGCCGGTACTTGCGTCGGCGCAGGGGACCAATACCACCATGAGCCTGGCCGCCCTCTATGCTTATATGACGAATCGGAACGCGCTGCCGCAGTATACGCAGGCGCGGGTGCAGTTTGTGGGGAGCCCGTTCACTTACACGATCACCAGCGTCAATCTGGGGGCCAACTCGGTGACCAATACGGGGATCTCGTTCACCAATCCGACGGCGGTTTCTTTCCAGTTTGCCTATGGGAACGTGAGCCAGTTTCCGACGAGTCCGCAGGTGACGAGCAATGCCATTTATTACGCGGTGACGCCGGCCGGCGGGGGGACGTCGTGGAGGCTTTACACGAATTATTGGACGGCGCTGGGGCAGAGCAACGCGATCAGTCTGGGGACGCCGTCGGGAACTCACCCGCCGGTGTTGTACTGGATTACGAATCTCACGGAGGTGAACGCGGACGTGATTCAAGTGATGAGCGGGACGTCGGTGCGGACGGGTGTTTACGACGTCTATTTCCGGACGCCGGCGCCGACGCCGCTTTACTACGTGTCGGGGTGCGCGATGCAGAATGACCTGGGGGCCTACGCCACGATCATGAATCTGGCCTCTGATTACCTGGTGACGACGAATATGTTCCGGATTGCCACGACGGCGGGGAACAACTCGGCGGTGCAGGCGCCGATCGTGCAGGTGCTGGTGAGCCCGCAGTGAAGGCTGAGTATGCATCGAAAAACGCGCATAATGCATAAGGCTTCCGAGCGGGAGGTCTGCGATTACATGCGGCGTCTCTGGGCGGAGAAGGCGAAGGCTATCGGCTTTTCAAACGCGCCTCGCGGAGGGCCTCAAGGTACAGGCGATCCCGGAGCTCACGTGTCCGCGCCTCTCTCTCTGCGCGCTCTGCTTCTGATGGAGGACCAAACTGACGGCGCTCCAGGCGCCGATCGTGCAGGTGCTGGTGAGCCCGCAGTGAATTGAACACGGAGGCAGCAATGGAAGCAAAGATGACGTTGACGGCGGAAGAGCAAGATTATTTGCGGGGGCTGCTTGAGTGGCAGCGCGCGTCGTCGCGCGCGAGGATTCTCCTGCGGGGGCCTTTGCCTGGTGAAGGGCTCGAAGTCAGCCGGCCTGCGGTACCCGCTGCGCCCGAGGACGGGCGCACTCCTATGAATTATGACTCTAACTGACCTGGCTAACCATATTTGCGAGCAGTGCGGGATGGCGGACACGGACGACGTCACGGCGGCTCAGATGTTTCTTCAGCGGCGGCTGGAGATGATCTGGAATGGGCAGCTTTGGCGGGCGGCGCTGGTCGAGGCCACGCTTACGGTCAATACGGACGGGTCGTGCAATCTGGCGGATACGATTTGGATCCCGGCGCGGGGGACGCTGCTGCTGCCGAGGGCGATGCAGACGGTGCTGGCGGTCCGGAGCGACAAGCACCCGGTGAGTGTGGCCAGCTTGGAGGGTTACTACCGCGATGTGACGGACCATCTGGACATGCAAGGGGACCCGACGGAGTTTCAGGTGCTGCGGCCGGTGGTGATGGAGTTTGCCACGGCGGAGCCGGGTTGCTTGCAATGCGCCAATGCCGGGGATGCCGGGGCGGCGGTGAATCTCGCCTTTTCGCCGGATGGCGTGAGTCTGTCAACGGCGACGGTGAACCCGTCCAGCAGCCAGCTCGGGACGCTGTTCGGGACGGTTCTGCAAATCTTTTCGCTGTCGAAGGGGGCGACGACGGGGGGGTTGTCGGTGCAGGCTGTCAACGCGGCGGAGGGGGAATCGAATCCCTCGGCCTTGGTGGTGCAGGTGAGCGGGGAGGCAACGACGGCCGCCAACGGTTTTTATTGGTCGAATAGCGCGGCGGGGCCTTTTGTCAACCTGGCCAACCCGCAATGGGTCCTGAGTTATCAACAGGTTGATAACGGGTGGGACCTGCAACTGCAGGGGCAGGCGGCGATCGATACGTTCCTGCAGGCGGGCCAGGGATCGCCTCTGGGCCTGACGGGTGTGAACGGCGGCAGTGTTTCGGCGGTGGGGGTGGACGTGCCGGTCAGCATCGGGGCGGCGGCCGGGGCGGCGCCGGTGCATCAGCGGATCCGGCTGACGTCGCTGCCCAATGCGGATGTCAACTTGCGGGTGCTGGGGAAGCTGGCTTGCCCGATCCTGGGGGCTTATGACGTGTCGCCGATCAATAACTCGGAGCCGTGCCTGATGGCGTTCGCGCGGGCGGATATGCTGATGCGCTCGAGGCAGCATGGGAAGGCCGCGCAGGCGATGCAGGAGGGGGCGGCGCTGCTCAGCCAGCTCGCGGCGCTGGAGGCGTTTCACCAGAGTAACCGGATGCAGATTCAGCCGGAATCCGGGTATGGGGAGCCGAATTGGGATATTTATGCGCCGCATCTGTAGTCAGCCGGGAATTGATGCCCGCTGCGCCCGGGGACGGGCGCACTCCTAAGCCATGGCAATAGATTCATCAGCACTGGAGCTTTACGGGAAGCCGTTTTACGGGATTGACGCGCTTGACGATGATATCCAGTTCGAGCGGATGGAGTCGTTCGCGGGCGGGGAAGATGATTATCGGCGGTCCACGCTGCTGGACCCGGACCAGTGCCAGAGGTTGGTCAATATCATCGTGAGGGACAATTACGAGGCCTGGACCAGGCCGGGGGCGGACCCGCTGGGAGCGGCGGTCGGCACGGCGGCCATTAACTCGCTGACGTATTTCGATACGCCGGCAAATAAGTTTCTGCTGGCGGCGGTCAATGGGGCGCTCATGTCGTGCTCGGGGCCGGGGCAGGCCTGGACGGCTACGGGGTTCACGACGAATGCGCCCGGGAACCCGCTGGAGATGGAGCAGGGGATTGAGACGTTGCTGGTTTCGGACGGGGAAAACGCAATGGCCACGCTGGATGAGAATCTGTCGCTGACGACGTGCACGACGGATCCAACGGTGGATCCGCCGGTCGGGGCGAAGATTCTGCGGTACCACAACGGGCGGATGTTCGCGGCGGGGTTTGCCGGGGCGACGGCGGGGAAGGAGCGGGATGCCATTTGGGCGAGTAATATCCTCAGTTTCGGCAGTGGGCAGTGGCAGGGGACGACGCGGAGTTTTCGGATCGGGGGTGGTGATGGGGACCCGATTACGGCGCTGTGCCCGGTGCAAGGGTCAACGCTGGCGGTGTTCAAGGCCAATTCGGTGTGGCTGGTGAATACGAGCGCGGCGTCGGACTCGGGGACGAGCACGTGGTCGGCGACTGTGGTTGCGGAGTCGGTGGGGTTTTCGGTGGGCTGCGTGGGGAAATGGGCGGTGGCGGCTTACGGGAATGACGTGTTTTTCATGGCGCAGGACGGGGTGCGGAGTGTGCAGCGGATGCAGGCCGCGGCCGGGCAGTGGCAGTTGACGGCGCCAATCAGCCAGCCGGTGCAGCAGTATATCGACCGGATTAACCCCGCGGCCTGGCAGGGGATTTGCGCGCAGAGTTACAAGGAGTTTGTGCTGTTCGCGGTGCCGCTGGACTCGAGCACGGTCAATAACGCGGTGTTGGTGTATAGCGCGCGGCTGGCGAAGTGGCTCGGGTGCTGGACGGGGTGGACGCCGACGAGGTTTGCAAGCCCCAGGTTCGGGAATGTGGGGCAGTTGGCGTTCGGGGACACGAACGGGCTGGTGAACATTTGGAAGGACGCGAGCGACACCAATAACCCGGCGACGTACACGGACAACGGGCAGAATGTGCCATGCACGATCGCGACCAGGTCGTTTCAGTTCAATCAGCCGGGGAATACGAAGACGGCGTATAACTACACGCTGCGGTTCACGGCGGGGAACGCGGCGGCAACGGTGACGGCTTTCATGGACCTGGCGGGGACGCGGTCGTTTAACGCGCCGTTTGAGGTCGCCGGGGACAGGCTGGGGCAGGCCAGGCTGCCGTTCCAACTGGCGAGTGTGAAGCCGGTGAAGGTGCAGGACAGTCTGCGGTCGCTGCCGGAGTTCCAGGAGATGTATCTGCAGATCGCCACGACGAGCGGGTGGATCAAGCTGAGGAACGTCACGGTGACGGCGTTTGTGAATGCGCTCGACGGCTAGCATTGAGCATTGGGCATTGAGGATTGAGCATTGAGCATTACTGAACCAAAACCCAAACGTGAAGGTTGACCGACAAACGGCGGAGCTGGTGGGGCAGGTGGCGGCGTTTTGCTTGTGCCGGCGCGGGGCGCGGTGTTTCCACGGGTGGACGCCGGGCATGGTCTGGCGGTACGTCGCGTGGCACTTTTTCGCGGGGTGCATTTTTGGGGTGTTCGGGGAGCGCGGGGAGCCGCTGGCGGTGGCGTTTGTCCAGCCGGCCAGGGAGGCGGAGCTGAGGGACCATGCGTCGCGCGGGGAGGCGGTGTTTTATTGGGGCAAACCGCTGGCGAGCGAGCAGGCGGATTCGATTTTTATTGCGGAGGTCATCGGGAAGAGGGTGTTCATGCCCTCGATCGTTCAACAGGTAATGGCGCACTGGCCGGATTCGCCTCGGAAGAAACTGTTCACGTACCGCTTCAAGGGCGGGGTGCTGACGTTGACCGAGATCTCCTGGCCGACTTTAACGCGCTTTACTTATGGGCGGACCCAGTGTTCCTGATCCAAATGCGGCGGCGGTAGCCGGCGCCAAGGCGGATCTCTCGAATTTCCCGTTTGAGTCGCAGATCAATGCGCTCGCCCAGATGGGCGGCAACGCAACGATCGGGGGGAAGAACTACAATTTTACCGGCCTGGGCAACGCGGCCCAGAATGCGGCTATCTCGGGGCAGATGGCGCAGACGATGCTCGGCCTGCAGCAGCAGTACGGGCCGGCCTATATCCAGCAGCGGCTCGCGGACTTGCAGCAGTCGGACCCGGCCGGGTATGCGGCGCGGCAGCAGTTGTTCAGCAAGGTGCTGGCGGATGCGCAGGCGACGCCGAATCGGCCGTTGGCGGCGGATACGCAGCAGCAGATTATGAGTCTGCTGGGGCAGGGCAGCAATCTTTCGACCGGGCCGGGCAGTGAGACGGAGGCGGTGCAGCAGGGGGTCAGGGGTCAGCAGTTGGCTAATGGGATCTTCCTGGGGAACGCGCCCGCCAGTCAGGAGGCCTCGGCGCTGGTCAACGCCGGCGACCAGATGCAGAAGGAGCGGCAGAACCAGGCGATGAGTTTCCTGCAGAGCGGGGTGTCGCCGGAGGATGTCACTTATCGGCGGGTGCAACAGAGTCTTTCCAATCTGGGGAATGTCATCAATGGGCAGTCGCCGGAGGCGGAGTTTTCGAGTTTGAGCGGGGCGCAGAATGGGGCGGCGCCGTTTAACCCGGGACAGATCGCCAGTTCGAGTGTGAATACGAACGCGCCTCTCATGGGGGAGCAGAACGCAGCGAACATTTACAGCGGCCAGGTCAATTGGGCGAAGTCGCAGGCCAATCCGTGGACGACGGGGCTTTCGGCGGTGACGGGCCTGGCGGGGGTGGCGGGGTCGCTGGGATGGCAGCCGTTTTCCGCGGGGTCGGGGACGAGCTTCATGAATGGGAACTCGGGAAGCACCACCAATGTGCCGGGGGCAACGCTGGTCAATGTGGGAGGCACGATGGATATGGGGGCGGGAGGGCCCTGATATGGAAGCCAAAGGACAAACGGGAGGCGGGTGCTCGTGGCGGCCGGATCATTGTGCATTGAGCATTGAGCATTTGGCATTGGGCATTGGAGACGCCGCGGCGCGGTCCGAAGGTTTCGCGGAGGGCTTGGCCGGTGTCAGGGTTGATGCGCTGGAGAAGGCGCTCGGCAAGCTGCCGCAGCTCGAGATGCCGCTGACGCATCGGTTTACCCCGGGGCTCTATGTCCGGACCATCTTCATGCCCAAGGGCGCCCTGGTGATCAGCCGGATTCATAAAACCACGCACCCGTTTGTCGTCACTCAGGGGCATTGCGCGGTGTGGGACGAGGCCAACGGCGTCCAGCATGTCCGGGCCGGCCATATCGGTATCACGACGCCAGGGACGCGGCGGATCCTGTTCATGTTCGAGGACACGGTGTGGACCACGTTCCACCCGGGCGGCTGGGGGCCGGAGACGGATCCGGACAAGATCGTTGCGGAGGTCACTGAGGCGCATGACGTCAGCAACGCGCCAGAGCTTAGCGCGGAGGCGCTCGGATTTCTGCGCCGGCTGCCAGCCGGCGATACAGCCGATTACCAATCGGCGCTACGGAAGGAAAACGTATGAGCATGGCAATTATCGGAGTTTCGGCGGGACTCGCTCTGACTGGGGCCGGGATCGGGATCTCGGCGGCGGGCGTGGGCCAACCGGGCTATCCCAATGAGGCGTCATCGAGCAAGCAGTTGTCCGATGTGGAGGCCTCGCTCCTGCCGGAGCAGCGGGCCTTGCAGGCGGCGGCGAATGAGGGCGGCAGCGCGCTTAATTACGGCTACACGCAGAGCGATACGGCCACGCAAATGCGGGACAAGCTCAATCAGCAGATCGCGGCTTTGCAGCAGCGAATGGCTGGAGCGCAAGCCGGGGCGTCTAATGGCCAGACGGCCGGCTATGCGCAGCGGCAGTTGGCGGGGGACCAGACGCAGCTTGCCAGTCTGCAGGCGCAGCTTAACGCCATCCCGGCCACCGGGAACACGGTCTATCTGGATTCGAAGGGGAACGTTGTTCCGGCCAGCCAGGCGGTCGCTAATTTCGCCGGGTATGGATCGGCGGATGTCCAAGGGGCTATTGCCAGCCAGAACGCGGTCAATCAGCTCGCGCTGGCGCAGAAGTTTGACCCGCAATATATCGCCCAGGCGCTGAGCCAGGAGGCGCAGGCCGATCCGCAAAGCGTGGCCGCGCGGGCGGAAGAGTCCAACCTCATCCAGCAGCAGATCAACCGGCCGCTCAATGAGCCGGTGTCGGATATGCTCAATTCGCAGCTCCAGGAGCAGGTCAATGCGGCAAATAACAATTCGCTCACGCCGATGGACCAGGCGCGGCTGAATGCGGCGGTATCTTCGGCGCTCGGGGACCGCGGGCCTTTGCAGGCGGCCACCATGCCGGCTGGGACCAATGCTTTCGCGCAGCCGCTGACGACCGGCTTTGCGGGCGAGCAACGGCAGACCAGCGCGGCGCAGGCCGCCACGGGCTTGCTGGCCAGCGGGTCCTCCCCGGAGGATATCCAGTACCGGCGCGAGCAGCAGAATCTGGCCAACTTGAGCGCCGAGGTGAATGGGAAGACGCCCGAGAGTGAGTTTTCCAGCCTGAGCGGGGCCCAGTCGGGGCCGACGCCGAACCGGACGGCCGCCACGCCGCTGCCGACGATGCCGGATAACGGGATGCAGGCGCAGGGGCCGGCAATGCAGAACTGGAATACGCAGAGCGGTTATCTGGCCAGCCAGGCTAATCCGTGGATGACGGGACTGTCGTCGCTCATCAATGTTGGCGGCGCCGCGGCAAATCTCGGATGGAAACCGCTGGCGGGAGGGGCGGCGGGAGGCGAGGGCTAACTGGGCAGGAGATCATCGGAACGTAAAAATGTTAAAAAGAGCAAAGGACCGGACATGAATATTGCCTCAGCACAAATGCTACAGGACTCTTTGAGGAATCTGGCCGAATCATTATACCGCAGCCGTGCCCTCGAGGAGGCGACTCAGGAACGGATGCAGCGCAACGCCATTGACCAGGCCTTCCGACAAGCGCAGTTCGAACACTATCGCAACCTGGAACAAAAAGAGGACGACCGTGCCTCCGCGCAAGCGGCCCGCGACGACCGCGCGCAGGCGGGTACCGAGTCGGCCTACGTCACCGACGAAAACGGCACGCACTTCATCCAGGGGCCCACGGGGATTATCCAGCGGGCACAGGACGCGCTGGCCGCCCAGGGCCGGGATGTAAAGTTTTCCTCGACTCCCCCCAAGGACCTGCCGCCGACGGCCGTGTCCTTCGACAACGGAACTGTCAAAGCCGTCTCTTATGTGAACGACCCGTCGGAGGCTGCCGACGCCGCGGCGAACTTGCAGAAGCAGTTTGGGGCGAAGCCCGCGGCGGGGGCCGGCGGCAAGGGGTTCGGGGGCGCGGCTGCCGGCAATGAGCAGCTCGCGCGACAGTACGCGACCCAGGCCCAGGACCTCCGGGACCAGGCGGACGCCGAGGACGACCCTGACAGGAAGGCTGCGTTGGAAACGCAGGCGCAAGGTCTCGAGGACGCGGCAAAGAGGCTGCAATCGATCAACGCGAAAATGGGGCAGGGAGCGCCGCCGCCGGCCGGGATGGTCACGCCGCCCAGCGCTGCGGCGGGCGCGGCAGCCGGTGCTGGCGGGGCCGGCGCGCCGGCAGTCGGCGCGGGTGCAGCGGACGCGGCGGCGCCGTTCACCCCGCCAGCCGGGACGCTGGGCGCTTACCTGCAAGGGATCAATCCAACTTCCCTGGCGCCGGGTGCCGGCGACTCCACGAATTTGCCGCCGACCGGCCCCAGCCTGGGGAGTACGGCCTTAAACCTGAATGGCATCCCAACAGGACAGCCGGCGCTCCCGGCCGCGCCGCCGGTGCCGCAGGGAATGGTCAGGGTCCGGCATCCCAATGGGCAAACCGGTTTCCTTCCGACAAACAGTCTGCCGGCGGCCCTCCAGCAGAACTACCAGCTCATCGGCCAGTAG